AGTCACATGGTGGTGGCTCGTCATACTCCCACCACTTTAACCATCTTTTTTTAATAATACCACCATCGTCTGGGCTGGGGTCTTGCATATACAAAGAGTTCCAGTATCTGCTACCATTAGAACTTCTTATTTCCATTTCGTCAATCTTTAAAACTTCATCTGGTTTCCACTCAGGAAAATAAGATGTACCTTCTTCAAGACCAAGAAGTTCTGCTGCTTCTTCATTAAGCCATGCAGGTATACTAATAACTTCCCAAGGATTTGGTGTTTCTTCTGCGTTCTGTTCCTGTTTTAATAGCCAACCACACAGGTCATCGTAGTGATACCGTGTATTAATAATAATGATTGAACCATTGG